CCGCATAGCGCGCATCCGTCACACTACTCCGGTGACACGCACGAGTCCGAGACGACGCTCCCGGATTCCGGCGTCTGCTACGATCAAGTCTTCGAGAGTGCATCGGCGGAGGAGCAAGCCCAAAAGGTTCTCTCATACGTGAAGGAGGTACTGAAATGAGGCTGAAGGTGAAGATCGGTGACAAGATTCAGGACTCAAGTGATCGAAACCGCTACGGGACGATCGAGAAGGCCATCCGGTCATCGGGTCAGGCGACGGTGAAGTGGAATACCGGCCTGCACACTACGATCTCGACCGCGAGGATCCACGCCCTTCTGGAACGCAAGACCGGCTATCTGCTTCTGCCCCCCGGCTGGCAGCCGGAGCCGGCCCGCACCGACGCCAACGCCGATGCCGACGCCGATGCCGCGGAGCTGCGCAAGGAAACACAAGCCCGCGCCGCGGAAGCCGAGGCCGACGTGGCGTCCGACAAGCTCGATCACGAGCCGACCGGACACGGCTACTGATGGAGCCCCGGACGAAAGAGGAGAAAGAGCTGGCGCTAGGGATCGTCTACGGCAAGCCGATCTCAGTCCTCGATCATGGTTACGTCACCCTCATTGAGTCGATGGGGACCGAGGCGACCATCATCGAGGCCGCCCGCATGTCGACGTCGCGCGGGTTCGTCTCTTGGGATCCGTATCATCGCTGCAAGGACTGCAACGGCCTGCGCGTCCCGGCGTCCAGCGAAGGGTTCGTTAGCAACCCTGACGTCCGCTGTGAACACCGGAACGTCGAGAAGTTCTCGCGGGGTGACTTCGGCCTGCTCGAATACCTCTACATGAACGCGCACACGACGCCGTTCGAGATGTGCGAGCTGCACGTCGAGGTGAACGCGCCGATCTTCGTCTGGCGGCAATGGCACCGGCATCGGACGCAGAGCTACAACGAGCAAAGTGGGCGTTACGGCGAGCTGCCCGATCTCTTCTACGTCCCCGATGCGCAGCGGCTCGTCGACTCGTTTCAGATCGGTGCGAACAAGCAGGCAGCCGGATCGGGCCGGATGATTACGGCCTATGAGGCTGACGAGATCAGGACGGTGCTTGCCGGCGAGCAGAACACGGATCGCCGGTCCTACGAACTGCGCCTCAAGAAAGGGATGGCACCCGAGCTGGCTAGGATCAACGTGCCGGTCTCGCAGTACAGCAAATGCCGCGTCAAGACGGACCTGCACAACTGGCTCGCTTTCCTCCGGCTGCGGATGGACGAGCATGCACAGTGGGAGATCCGGGAGTACGCGAAAGCCGTCGCGTCGATCGTCAAGGCCCTCTGGCCGCGGGTGTACGGTCTCTTCGTCGAGGAGACCTTGAACGCCGTGAAGTTCAATGAGACGGAGATCCGCTGGCTCCGTTGGTTCGCGGTCGGTTTCTCAGGAACGATCACGGCCGCGACCAAGGCAGATCCTCGGATCAACTCGCTCGCGCTGGGAACGCTGGAGCGCAAGCGGCTTCTGCGAAAGCTGATGATCGAGGAGGACTGATGGAGAAGCACTGCCCTACCTGTCAATGCTCGGCGTCGCCACCGACGTATCCGGTCACGTGTCCGCTCTGCGGCGTCGAGTACGGCCCCGGCTATGACCCGGACAATCACCGGCCGGGAAGCGATAACTGCGTCAAGCGTCAACTGGCTCGTGCGGGGAAGTGCGAACATCTTTGGGTGCAGACCCCCGGCGGCGTCATGTGCGATTGGTGTCACACCTCGAAACCATGAGCGGACGGTTGCACATCTCCGGGGATCTATGGCTGCCGACCGACGCGGTCACGCAGACGTTCGCGGTGTACGGCGGTAAGGGGATGGGCAAGTCGAACTTCGCCGCCGTGCTCTGCGAAGAACTGTACCGGTTGGGCCTCCGGTTCTCGGTCATCGATCCGATGGGCGTCTTCTGGGGGCTCAAGCACTCGGGCGACGGCAAGGGGAAAGGAATTGAAGTCCTGATCCTGGGAGGCCGGCACGGCGATCTGGCGGTTGACCCATCGGCTGGGGCAGCGGTTGCAGATTTGATCGTAGACGAGAAAATCTCCGTCATCGTCGACATCTCCCGCCGGCCGGATGGGAAGATGTGGAGCGTCGGCGAACGGATCAGGTTCGTCACTGATTATTTTCGTCGTCTCTACGAACGGCAGGGGGAAAAGTCTCGCCCCCTGATCCAGATTCTCGACGAGGCCGGACGCTTTGTGCCACAGATGATCCCGCACGGCTCGCCGCAGATCGCCGCCTGTGTCGGCGCGATCGAGACGGCGGTCGAGGAGGGCCGCAACGTCGGTTTGGGAGTCTGCCTGGTCACGCAGAGATCGGCCCGGATGAACAAGTCCGTCTCCGAGCTGGCCGAGTGCATGATCGCCTTCCGGACCGTCGGCCCACGATCGATCGGAGCGATCATCGACTGGTTCGGGGAGCACGTAGCGAAAGAGCGCCAACACGAGTTGATCGAGAAGCTCCGCAAGCTCCCGGTCGGCGAGGCGCTGATCGTCTCGCCTGGCTGGCTTGACTTCGAGGGCGTCGCGAAGATCCGTATGCGGGAGACGTTCGACTCCTCCGCGACGCCCAAGGCCGGCAAGCAGCGTCGGGCCTCCGGCAAAGGCACAACGATCGATCTCGAACGCTTCCGGACGAAGATGGCAGAGATCGCTGCTAGGGTTCGGGACGATGATCCAAAAACGCTCAGGGCCAGGATCGCCGAGCTGCTACGGGAGCGCGACTCGAAGAAGTCGTGGCCGTTGTATAAGCCGCCGGAGGTCGTCCGGAAGATCGAGCCCGCGATCCGGAAGCGGGAGCTACGGATTCTTGGCAAACACGTCAAGTTTATACGCGAGCAGACGGATCGACTGGACAAAATTCGAGACCGACTCGCGCAGTCACAGCAGGTAGTCGTGAGTACACTCGACGTTTTCCGCGCTCGACTCTCGGGGCATGGCGAAACAGGTAGACGCCCTCTCGTGGAGAGGCCGGAGCCAAAGGTCACGCGGACCGACCGGCGTACGGGTTCGAGTCCCGTTGCCCAGATCATTCCGGATCCGCGCAAGGTAGGCTTTCCACCGATGGTGCGCATGGACGGCGAGCAGAAGATCACGCCGGCCATGATGCGGATGCTGGAGGCGCTTGCGTACAAGCATCCCGAGCCATTGACCCGGACCCGACTCGCGGCATCGGCGGCATTGACCGAGAGCGGAGGTACGTTCACGACGTACTACCCGCGGCTCCGATCGATGGGTCTGATCGTAGAGAACTCGGGGAGGACGGCCTTGACCGAGGCGGGTTTCGAGCTGGTCAAGGACAAGATCGGGCAGCATGAATCTCCGGAGCAGATCCGCGAGCGGTGGAGGAACCACCGCAAGATGACGCCCTTGATGTGGCGTCTGGTCGAGGCCGCCATGGCGGAGTTTCCCAACGGCCTGAGCCGCGAGGGATTGGCAGAGCGATCGAAGATAGAAGTCAGTGGCGGGACTTTCACGACGTATTTCCCTAGACTCAAGCGGATGGGCCTCTTGATCGAAGAGAACGGCCTCGTGACGGCCGCTCCGGAGCTGATCCAATGAAGGTGACAAAGAAGACGACGCTTCTGATCACGAAGGACGAAATCTTGGACGCCCTACGTAGCGCCGGCTACGCGATCAAGAAGGACTGCGAGGTAGAGCGGGAGCGCGGCGGGCTGTTCTCCGGCCTCACCTTCACTTGGGAAGATACCACCGAGCCGACGCTGACGGCTCCTCCGGAGGCCACGTCTTGAACGACCGCCTGCTCACCTTGGTTTTCTCCGGCTCGGGGTTCGGCAAGAGCACGGACCACGTCCTCTCGTTTCCGATGTGCCTGTTCATCGGAGCCGAGGGGTTTGATCTATTCGCCGCGAACGCCTTCGGATACAAGCCTCCTCAGATCAACACGGCCCGGACCTACATGGACGTCGTCACGATCTTGCAGAAGTTCGGAAAGGACCCTCGATTCGATGGCTTCGTGATCGACGACGCGAGCATACTCGGAAAGGACACCGAGGGCTGGCTCCGGACGAACGATCGCGATGCCCGCGGGCAGAACGCCTACAACATCTTCGTCTCCCGGACATTGGAGTTGATCCATTGCATCGAGGATCTCGGCCGGCCGATCTTCGTCAACGGCCACGAGCGGACCTCGCGGACGAACAATGCAGGGAAGTTCCTCCGCGGCGGCGTCGATCTACCCTGTGACATGACCGAGACGTGGACCGCTCGCGTCCACGCGGCATTCCGGGCTACCCGGATCGACGAGACTGGCCAGGACGTCGTCCCCACCCCGATCCATGCCCATCCGTTGAAATACTGGTCGAAGGCGGCGGATCCGGATTGGGCCGTTCGCAACCGGGTCGGCGTGCCGGCCTCGGTCCCGATGAACCTGGGGGAAATCGTCCGGACGCTGGGGCGGTTCACCTTCCGCAAGCCGCCCGGAATGGAGTGGATGGAGTCGGCCGTCGATCGTACAACCGAGTTGATCCAATCTGCTGATAGTGATAGGAGGTCGGCGCTTCAGGAAGCGATCAAGAAGATGACCGAGAAAAACCGGCCGACCAAGCAGATTTTGTGGGTCCTGCGCGACGCCGAGGACCGCGTCACGTTGCGCAAGCTGATGGAGAAAGAGGAACTGGCGCGGTACACAGACGGGTAAGTTCCCCGCCAACCGAGGAGTAGCAAATGGCAACGGCATGGACAGTAGCAGTGGAGATGAACGTCGACTATTGGGAGGGCTTCCAGCTCGCGCCCACCGGCCCGTACGAGGTGGAGATGGTCTCCGCCGAGCCGTACGCGGAGAAGGCGGGAGACAAGCCCAGCTCGATCGTGATCGAGACCAAGATTATCGGCGGGCCGCACGGTGAGAAGTACAAGGGCAAGCCGATCTCCGTCTACCTGGGGACCGACGTCGCCAAGGAGGGCGTTCGTCGGCAGTGGCTGTCGTTCGGCCTCTCGCTGGGTATGAACGCCGAGAAGATCGGCGGGAAGTTGATCAACTTCAGCGACGCGACGCTGAAGGACAAGGACTCGGGCAAGCCGAGGCGCGCCTTCGTCCTCGTCCAGAACCCACCCAAGAACGCCGATGGGACGATGGCCGGCAACCGCACGGACCGCCGGTTCATTTCGCCGGATCACTACTTGAAATTGAAGGACCAGAAGTGGCCCGACGACGTCGAGGGCGTACGGCTGGCTCCCAAGGCGGCCACCTCCCCCAACGGCCCGGCGCCGTCCGGCTCGGACTTCCAAGTCCAAGGCGCCACGGCTCCGGCCGCTCAGACGCCGCCGGCACAGCAACCGAAGCCGACTCCGCCCGCAGCTCCCGCGGCGAGCGACGGCTTCTAACGTCCGCGGGGGGCGGTCGGCGGTAAGAATGGCGTAGTTATGCCATTTCTAAGAGTCTGGCACTGCGGACAAGGTTCGTCCGTTGGGGCTCACGACCCCTTGGCGAACGCAGTCCGCTAGGGCCAGTCCACCGAATTCCGACCGCCTCTCTCGGTTTGGAGAGGCCATGGAATATACGCAGGAGCAGATCAAGGAATTCGGGATCCAGTTCACGCCGCCGGATCTGGCGTTGGCGATCTGTGGATTGATCAAGAGCAACTACGACACCGCAGGCGTGCTCTCTAGGCCGGAGGCTCAGATCTTGGAGCCGTCGGCCGGACAGGGAGCGTTCGTTCAAGCGGCAAGGCAAACTTGGCCCGGCGCCTGGATCGACGCCGTCGAGATTTTCGACGAACGCGCGATGTTGGAGAAAGCCGGCGCCAGTTCGGTTTTGATCGTAGACTTCCTGACCAGCCCGATCGATGACGACGATCCATTCTCGGCGACGAAGGGCGTCTCCGCCGGCTTCAAGCTGTCGGACTCGGCAATCGGCTATGACTTGTGTGTCGGGAATCCTCCCTTCCGGAAGGCCGAGCAATTCGTCCGCAAGGGGATCTCTCTACTCCGAGCTGCGGACCGCGAGGTCCACGAGATCCGATCGGGGCTGCCAACCGGGTGCAAGACGCTCGTGCCGGCGCCGATGATCCATGCGTTCCTCCTCAACATGACATTCGAGGGGACCGCGGAGCGAGTCGACTTCTGGCGTGAGCACAGCAACTGGACCTCGCACGTCATCATCCCCCGCCCGCCTTTCAGCGGTGGAAAGACGTCGGACCGGATGGAGTACAAACTTTTCGTGTGGCATCCAGGCGGCAAGGGAAGTGCCGGCGAACCGTTGATCTGGCGCGAGCCGAAGAGGCGCGGGATCGTCGGGACGCTGACGGATCTGGTCAATAAGCGTGGGCGGAAGAAGAACGGGCCTACAGCTACCACTACGTCGCTGCAACCGAGCGTCACGCCGATTCCCCCACATCAGGCAGTCGACAAGCCCGCGACCGTCAAGACCCACACTCAAACCTGCGACGACCCGTGGTAGCCGCCATGAGAAAAATTGCTGCACTGTTGGCCATCTGCTCGGCGTTTTCTACTCCCGCACGTGCGGAAGACTGGATGCCGCCAAATGGAGTAGAGATCGCAGCCTTCGCGGTCAGCCAAGCCTTGATTGTCGCCGATTGCTGGACGACGTTGGACTTTCGCAGTCGGGGCGACCCTGAAACCAATCCAATACTCGGAGCATATCCAAGCAATCAAAGAGTGGTTTTGGCCTGTGCAATGACTATGGCGACCACGAGCGTATTGTGGCTCGTGCTGCCTTCACCGTGGAGGAACGTAGTTACGCTGGCAATCGTGCCAGTAGAAACATATGCCGTGGTCCACAACTATTCGATGGGGGCGCGCATCCGATTTTGAGGGAGATGATGGCCTGGGACCCGCGCGAGGATGGTGCTGATTGTGATCGCTGCCTACTCCGAGACATGCGGGACGGCAGCCCGGTCCCGTCCGAGCTGCGGCCTGGATCGCTCGCGTTCGTAGTCGCCGAGGCGCCCGGCGAGGACGAGGTCGAGGCGGGCGCTCCGCTGGTCGGCAAGTCCGGCACACGGCTGATGCAGTCTCTAGCAAGTCAAGGTGTGTATCGCGATCAGATCAGCCTCGGGAACGTCCTGTCCTGTCGCCCGCCGCGGAACCGGCTCGATCGCGTCCTTCAGCGGCTGGCGACGGTGAACAAGGAAAACCGGAGGAGGAAACTGCCCCTCCTCCCGTCCCCGGTCGAATGCTGCGCCCCCAGATTGCGCCGCGAGCTGGCGCAATACGAGAACGTCATACCGTTGGGCAAATTCGCCATTGAGGCGGTTCTAAACGTCGACTCCAGTATCTTCGAGATCCGCGGCGGCCCGGTCGAGCGCGACGGCAAGCGGATCCTGCCGACGCTTCATCCAGCGTACATCCTTCGCCGGCCCTCCGAGCGATTTGCGTTCGACGCCGACATCGGCCGGGCGGTCCGCTGGTTCTCGACCGGGAGGATCGGCTGGATCGAGCCGTCCTTCATCTACCAGCCGACGTGGAGTCAAGTCCGCGACTATCTCAACCGTCTGCTCAAGACGCGGTCTAGGACCGGGTCATGGGACGTCGAGACGCTCCCACCGGTCGGCATGCGCGACGATCTCGCCAAGGATCCTCTACTGGCCACCTTCGCCTTGGTCTCGATCTTCAACGAGGAGATCGGCGGCATTTCGATCCAGAAGCTCTCTAAAGTTGATCGGACGCCGTTCTATTCAGACGCCGACTGGCAGGCGATAGCGATCCTGCTCCAGAAGTTTTTCCTACATCCGTCGATCCTCAAGACTAGCTGGAACGGCGGCTACTACGATCGCATGAACGTGGAGAAAGAGTTTGGGGTAACTCCCAAGCCGATCATCGACTACATCCTCGTGCATCGCTGCGTCCATTCGGAAGTCAAGCACAGCCTCGGCTACGCCGGCTCCGTCTGGACGGACGTCCCGGCCTGGAAGAATGCCCGCAAGGAATCGATCAAAGCCGAGACAGACGACGAATGGCGCACCTACAACGCGACCGACTCGGCGGTCACGGACCGGGCCGGCGTCCAGCTCTGGCCCCTAGCTATTGCTAGGGACCAGAAGAGGGCGCTTGCGGTCCACCATAAGGTCCAATCGATCTGCGTCGGCATGCACAAGATCGGCATGCTTGTCGACGTAGAGAAGCGGGATGAACACGACATCCGCCTGCGCGCCGATGCCATTCGACAACTCAAGGTCTGCCGTGAGACGTCCGGCGACCCGACGTTCAACCCCAATTCCGTTCCGCAGGTACGCCGCCTGCTCTACGATACCTGGGATCTGCCGGCCGTCCACTACTCGAAGAAGTCGGGCGATCCGTCGACGGACGACGAGGCCATCCGGGCGCTGGCCGCCAAACAGCTCCCACTCCAGATCTCCGGATTCCTCGACGGCCTGCGGCGGTTCCGGCGGGCGACCAAGTACCGCGGCACGTACGTCCGGAAGATGATCCCGTATGACAGGTTGATCCCTTTTGACGATTTGTCAGACGACGAGGAGGATCTCTTAGACGAAGATCCAGAGCTGGAGGAAGTGGAGAAAGAACAGATCAAGTCGAAGAAAGGTCACTCTAAGAAGTGGGGCATCGTCCGGCCGGACGGTCGCGTCCACGCTGACTACAATGCGCACACACCATCTACACAGCGGATCGCGTCGTCGAACCCGAACATGCAGAACTTCCCTCGGGCGCTACGTGATCTATTCGTCCCCGGCGTCGGTCACGTATTCGCGTATACGGACTCTGATCAACTGGAG